TCGTTTAAGAGGACGAGTAGGCGAAGGAGAATATGAACGTCACAAAGAACTTGTTATACTGCTGGCAAGAAATCTTGCACTTGAAGACTTGCTTTGGGAAGAAATTCTTATATCTATTCGGGATATTGACATTCGAACAAAGTTATTGCGAGAGAGGAACCAGATTGTTAGGGATATTCATACTGAGTTCCGCGCTCTTAATATTGAGATACCTTCTGTGATAGAAACGAAATCAGAAGCGTTTATGGAATTTTTAGGTGATTTAGATGCAAGTGAAAAACGAGACGAAGGCACTGAAAGCAGCGATAGCAGGCAAAAGTAGGTTTGACTCTAAACAGTTAGAAGTCTACTTTGAAAGGATACGTTGTGATAGAAGGAAAATGTATGAGTTAGTAAGAAACTTTTGTGAAACCTATCTACTTGATTCCGAACAGCGCCCTCTTCGTTTAAGACCTATGCAATTGGATATTATTGTTAATGCGTTAACTTATCCAGAAGGCGATAAAAACAAACAACGAAAAATGGCCATTTTAGCTCCCCGCGGAAGTGGTAAATCTTGGGCTTTGTCAGTGGCTGCCACAATTTATATGTTCTTTAAAAGATTTAGAGATTTAGTTTTTATTATTGCACCTACAGAAGACCAGTGTGCACTTATTTTTAATTACGTATTAAGAAACTATCAAGATAACCCATTTTTAGATTCTTTGATAAGTAATTATCGATTACACAATAAACCTAGTATCAATATGAAAGGGGGAACTATATTGAGACGAGCTCCTATATCCCCAACAAATCAAGGTCAAGCAATACGAGGACAACACCCCACCTTTTTGATTGTAGACGAGAGTCCACTTATTTCCGATGAACTTTTTATTGACAATGTTGAGCCTTGTATAATAGCGAATAGCGCACCATTTATAAACTTGGGAACACCGAAAAGCAAAGAGAACCATATGTATAGGTATTTATACGATGAAGCGTATTCTGGTACATTTAAGAGGTTACACTTTACTTGGGCAGATGCTATTATAAAAGGAGAAGCGTACACTCCTCCATATGATGAACAGGATATGCTAGATAAAATGATGGAGTGGGGAGAAGACTCTATATACTGGCGCACCGAATATGAATGTCAGTTTGTAGAAAGTGTGTCAAACGTTTTCAACCCAGCACTTCTAAGAGGTAGTTTTGAACCCTATCAATTATTTACACGAGAAGATTTGGACTCCGGCGTCGAGGTGGGTAACAATAATGTTGTTGGTATCGATATCGGTAAATCTGTTAATAGTACTGTTATTTGTGTATGGCGAACCGAAAAGTCTGATAACGGAAATATTGCACGACTTATCTATTTGGAGGAAATCAGTCCTAAGACGGGTGGACACGATATCCCCTATCAGCGTAGAAGAATTATGGAAGTGGCGAAGTCATTTGATGCTGTTCGCGTTGTCTTGGATGCTACGGGGATTGGTGGGGCGTTTGAGACGGAATTACGGATGGAATGTATTACATCCAGTATACAGTTTATACCATTTATTTTTACCGGAGGAGTCCGTGGAAGTAAAGGACAAGTATACAGAGATTTTGTTTCATTCCTCCAACAAGATAAAATTAAATTACCAGACCTTGAGTTTCAACAGACCGAAACAGCTAAAGTAATGGCTAAGTGGTATAGACAACATTGTGAAATTGAATATGTAATGGACGCCACAAATAAGACTGAAAAAATTTGGGCACCGAAGGGTAAATTCGATGACTATTGTGATAGTTCAGTATTAGGAATACACGGCGCATTATCTATGCTACCCGGCGAAGCAAGTTTTAGTAATGTCACAATTAGTGCACCTGTCGGAAGAGGTCCAACATCACCAGCTAGATTTGCCACAACAAAAAGCGCAAATCACCGCACAATCAATTTTAAACTGCCTCCGAGGGGTATTTAGGGAAAAACTTTTTATAGTTATTTGAACATTATTTAAATTGGTAGCAATGGCTCTCTCAGATTATTGGCCCTTCAGAAGGCGAAGTTTCGCCACTAAAGGACAAGACCCGCCCTTCGCAAAAGACGAACCCCGAAGTTACGGAGAAGGTGTTATTCGTCGCATAAAGTTACAACAGAATTATGGCGGCAGAAAGTATGAGCCACAAATAGGGAATAATCGAAAATATATGGAAGTTTATTTATCTGACCCGTTAGTCAGAAGTTTAATTGATTTACCTTGTTTATATGCTACTAAAGATGGTTATGATATCGTAACCGATGATGATGCAGAAAGAGAAAGAATTGAAACGATGTTTACAGATATCGGTTTAGATTTAATTCTATACAGTTATTTAAGAAATGCTAGAATATTTGGAACAGCCTATATGGAATGGACTGGAGACAATCTTGTGTTACGCTCTTCACAAAATATGTTTGTGATGAGAGATGAGAATGGACAAGTTAAATATTATTACCAAGAGATTGGTGATGACAAAGAAAGTGTTAGGTTTGAAGAAGATGAGATTGTTGAATTAAAAAATAATCCGTTTGATGATTACGCTTATGGTTTATCAGATATACATACTGTATTATATTTAGTAGATTTGAAAGATTATGCTGAACGAGATGTTGGAGCAGCACTTAACAAATATGCTAACAGTAGGTATGACATTAGTTGCGGTTTACCAGATATGCCTTATGGTCCAGATAAAATCCAAGAGATAGTAGATACGTTTAATGCATTAGAACCCGGTGAAGATATAATTCACGGTAATGATATACAGATAAATGAAATGCAAGGCTCTGACCGAGCTTTCGAATACGGAAAATATTTTGATGACATTTCTATGAAAATACACACAGCATTAAAAGTGCCAGTTACAATGTGGTCAAGTCCAGAGGACGCAAGACCCATTTTTGAGCCCTACGTTAAATATTTACAAAAGTCAGTAGAAGCAGCCTTGAACTCACAATTGCTACCACAAATAAGTGAGGATGCAAAATTCAAGTTCAGACAAATGAACGTGGAAGATGCATTTACCAAGGCTAAGACTGATATGATATACTTAGCAGAAGGAGTTCTGTCAGCCGAAGAGGTGAGAGCCGAGAGAGGGCTTGACCCAGAAGGGATAGCAGAACTTATGCCCACAGCTGAGAATGTAAACATTTCGGGAGGAAAAGACCAAGACAAAAAAGAAGAATCCAAACGAACTGAGAAAAGGGGCAACCAACCAGCCGCGAATGCGACAGGAGATAGAAAATGAGTAATTACAACAATTGTGTGTCAGAGCTTGCTCCTCGTTTGAAGAAGCGAGGGTTAGAAACATATGAAGCGATAGCAGCAGGAATGTGTGCGATGCGTTTCCCAGAAGATGATGAGATACCAAGAAAATTTAGTATCGAACCTTCAAATACTGAGGAAAAACGTAGAGCCTTTGCTCTGGAGTTGACTATGGATGCTGACACTTTTCCAGAACAATTCAATAGTGATTTAGATATTTGGGAGTTTCCTGTCTTGGCTATAACTTCAGGGGAACATAAATACAAAGAAGAGGGCTTAGAAGAGAAGGTTTATATAGAACCGAGCATACTTAAGAGTAATATAGAAAGTTTTAAAGAGCTTCCTATTTATGTTAATCATCAGCGAACACCTGAAGATTTAATCGGAAAGGCGATAAATCCTGAGATTAAGGAAATGGATAATGGCAAAATTGCGATAGGTATGCTAGCGCAAGTAACCAATAACGAAAGAGGACAAGAAATTGTCAACAAAATGAAGGATGGGCACGTCACAAATGTTAGCATCGATTGGCTTTCAAAAGATGTTGATGTAATGGGTGACACTTACGCAACTAGCGTACGTCCAGTTGAGGTTTCGTTCATAGATAACGAAGTCGCAGAACCTGTCTGCGGGGAATGTACAATTGACACGAAGTGTGATAATCACGTCAAAGAGGGGAAAGAGGAACCTTGTTCTTGTTCCCCCGAAAAAGAATGTGGTTGTAAACCCAACGACGGGAAAAATAGCGAGGTTGTAACGATGACAGAAAAAGTTGTAAAAACCGAGGCCGAAACGATTACTGAGAGAGAATTCGCATCAATTAAGAATCAACTTAATGATATGACTACTTCTTATCAAGAACTCGAAGGCAAATATGAAGCATCAATAAAGGCAATAGCCGATTTTGAAGAGATGGAAGCAAAGCGTCAGAACGAAGCTGAATCTCTAAGAAAGAAGGAACTTGTCAATAGCATTATTGATAAAGAGGTGCTTCTAGGAACTTTAGAGGATGAGAAGAAGGACTCAAGATTTGAGGAGATGACGAATTGGGACGAAGCACGACTTTCAGGATTTAGTGCGGCCCTAGAAAACGTACCTGTTCCAGAAGAGACTGAGAGGTCCTTCGGTAAAGGAAAGGCACGTGAAGCAAGCGAGGCTCCTGTAGAAACAGAAGAGCCCGAAAGAGAACGTTTGTTCTCTATGGATAAGAACGGCAGAGTCCGTTTTAATAAGAGGTGAATAAAATATGGCAGAAGAAATATTAGTGAACGATGGTGGAGCACCTGCCCGAATATTACCCTACGTAGCTGGTTCGACAGTATCAGCTGGTAGATTGGTTCAGATTGCTAGTGATGGTCAAATTGACCACGCTACAGTATCTGGTACAAAGGTTCTAGGAGTTGCATTAACTGCAGCTGAATCTGGAAACGTAGCCAATGTAATATCAGGACACGGTGTTCAACTAAACGCTTACACAAGCGGTTCTACCATCGCTATCGGCGACGAACTTGTTGCTAACATAACCGACGGTTGTTTAGTAGAAAGGTCCGGAAGCACAGGTACTCACCAAGGACAAGTTTTGGCAATTGCTCTGGAAACAGGGTCTGCTACAGCTGCCTTACTAAGGGTACACGTAATATAGGTGATTAAACTATGGCGATAACAGGAATTACAACAGAAGCTG